GCGGCCATAATCTTGTTCCGATCCATGCCGCACCAGTCGGCGCGACGGCCGGCGGCGATCCGGTAGCGATCCAGCAGTTCGCGACGGCTCAGCGCGGGACTTCCTTCGTGGATGTTCCCGATATTTTCGATATGCACGATCTCGTCGTGCGTGGTCCAGCGTTTCGAATCGGGGCCGTAGATCATGGCAGCGTCTCCCCTTCCCAGGGCGGGTTCACCGTCCGGCCGGTGGCGTTGCGGGCCAGGTAGGCGCGGCCGCGCACGGCATACTGGCGGACGGCGTCGTAGCGCCGCGTGCCGCTCAGCTCGTGCTGGGCGGCGGCCATGGCGGCCACCGCCGGCTTGCCGTCCAGCAGCTCCACCGCCAAATGCAGCAGCGTGCGCAACTGGCGGGCATCGGCGCCGGCCAGCACGAACGGGCCGACCTCGACCCATTGGTCGGACAGCAGCACCTCCAGGCTGACCGGGCCCGCGACGCCGCGCGTGTAGGCGGTCGTCGCGCCCAGGAAAAAGGGCCGCGCGGGCGAGCGGGGGGCGTCAGCCCCCTGTTTCGCGTCCGCCGCCGGGGTCGGATCGGGCAGGTCGGCCCAGCCCAGGGCGTCGAGTTCGGGCTGGGACAGCAGTGGGTCCAGATGGTCGATCAGACGTTCGCACATGGCCGCGCCTCCTGCTCGCCGTGAATGTGGAACGCGCCGTCCTGACCGGGCAGGTGGCGGTATTCCCACCAGCCGCCGGAAAATTGCGCGGCCAGCCGGGTCAGTTCAGACGCGAGGGCGACCATGGGCGCGTCGGCAGGGATATGCAGCACGATGGGGACCTGGATGATCTTTTTAGCGGTGGTCATGGCCGCGCCTCGCGCGATTCGGTCAGCATGATGCGCACGCCGACGAACAGGCTGTTGATCAGCGACAGCACCTGATCGGGGTTGCCGATGGCGTAGTCGCCGACATGTAGACGGTTGTGCTCGTCGACGGTCACGTCGGCGATTTCGACCCGGTCGTTCATGCCGGTCGGGGTGGCGTGGAAACAGCCGATGTACACCTCGCGCGGCCGCGCGGGGGTCACTTTGGATGCGAAGGTCGTCATTTCAATACTCCTTGGGCAATTTCGAATGGGGGCAGCCGGACCGACAGGCGCGGTAAAGCTGCGACTTCAACGGGTTGGCGGTGGCAAACTTGCGGTCGCGGCCCTGGTGGTCGAGGCATTTGTCCTTGCGCAGCGGACCGACCACCGGACAGGTGACGGTCATGCCGCCCAGGGCGCCCTCGACCAGGGCCTGGAGCCGCTCCAGGTCGCCGCGGTACTGATCGCGCAGCGCCTGATTCACCATGGCCGGCGAGACGCCCAGCCGCCGAGCAACCTCGGTCTGGCTGGTGCGGTCGCAGGCGTCACGCAACGTTTTCTGCCAGGGTTCCATCGGGCGCCTCCTCCCGGTACGGGTACACCTGGTCGCGGTTGGGGTCGTACAGGCCCGATCCATCCCGCAGGGGGTGGGGTCGCTTCGCCCCGCTGTTGCGCGTCAGCCGCCACACGACGTGGCCGTTGACGTGGCCGTTGCGCTTGGGCCGCTCCACGGCGAGATAGCCGGAGCGGTACAGCGCGTTCAGATAGGTCCGCAGGTTGCGCTCGCCGATGTCGGCGACGGGGCCGACGTCCGCGAGGGTGAACGTTTTCAGGATTCTCATGGCGTTCCACGCCCGTTGTCGGGCGTCGGTCACCGCGCGCTTTCGCGTGATGCTGCCGACGTTTCGACTCACGGGCTACCTCCCGCCGACGATGAAGGTGGGCGCGCCCCAGCGCTCCATGGTGATCGCGTCCCACCGGCCGCTTTTCGCGCGGCGGCGGGCGCTTTTCAGGTTGAGCGCCAGGTAGGCGATGCGCCCCTTGCAGGCGGCGAACAGCGCCTCCAGCCAGCGTTCCTCCACCGGAATGTCGCTCAGCGTGTCGGCCAGAATGCGGGCGTCTTCGAGGTCCAGATCGACGAACTTGACCCACTGGAAGACCCGGCGGGCGAGTTGCTCGCGCAGCTTGATCTTGGTTTCGATCTTGTCCATGCCGACCATGACGACCGGCATCCGGGTCTTGTCGTGCAGGGAGCGCAGGGCTTCCAGCATCCGCAGGGTGTCTTTCGCGCCCGGCATCAGCAGGTAATCCAGCTCGTCGACGAACAGCGGGCGGTTTTTCGTGAGCATTTCATCGACGATGTACCGCTCCAGGTCGGCGCTGGTGCCGCGCGGGTCGACGCCGATTTCGGTGACGATGGCGCGGTACATGCTGCCCAGGGTCCAGGCCGGGGACGCCTCGACATAGATGGCGTCGGTCTGGTTCAGCAGGTGAATCAGGCCGGTGGTTTTGCCGACGCCGGTCTGGCCGTACAGCAGCACCATGCCGTCGGCGCCAGGGTCGCGGTTCTCGACCGCGTCGTAAGCCTCCATCAGGCGCTGGAGGTTCTTGACCATTGCGATTTTCGGTTTCATCATAGGTCCTCTCAGTTGGAAATGGCCCGGTTCGGCGCTGGCACGCCGGCCGGGTTTTTTCAGCCCGCCATGGGCTGAATCCGGGTTGCGGTCGCCTGGGCCTGGTCTAAAACGGCCTTTTTCCAGGCGTGAAACCGCGCATAACCGTACTTTTCGGTCATTTCGCCCTCGAAAATGCGAGGGTTCCGGGTTTCCCCGTAGTAGGTGGCGAGGTAGTCGGCCTCGGCGGCGGTCGGCGCCACGTCGCGGCCGAGGGTCCGGGCGCACAAATCCCGCAGATTGCCCAGCCACCCGTCGGAGCGCAGCGGGATGACCTCGCCGGCCGGGGCGCTTTCGGCGCGGGTGTAGCCGGCGGCCTTCAGCATTTCCGGGGTGATTTCGCCGCCGGACAGGGCGGACTGCCCGCGCACGGCGGCGGCGGCGCCGGTCAATCCGGGGCTTTCGTGGGGGGCGGTGGGCGATGGGAAGGCGACCAGGGTGGTCGCGGCCACGTCGCGGGCGGCCTGCACTTCCTCGACGGCGGTTTTCAGGTTCAGGCCCTTCGCCTCGGCGCGGGCCGCCTTCACGGCCGCCTGCATGTGCTCCTGCTGCATCGCCTTGGCGCGTGCGGCCAGTTCCTTTCGATCCAGACCCCGCAGTTCGATGCATTCGGCGACGGCGATGAACTCGCCTTTTTCGTTGAAGCACCAGACCTTCCCCAGATCGCCGTCCGGGTCGTACAGCACCCGCACGCGCTGGCGGACGTACAGCGCCAGTTCGGGCGCCAGGTAGTGGTAGCCGTCGATGGCGACGCCGTCGGCCTTCGAAACCACGCGCCAGCCGTCGCCGGGGGCGGCGGACAGCAGCAGGTCCAGCACCCGTTCGTTGGCGATGGCGCGGATCGGTTCGCGCCAGCCAGCGGCCTTCACCAGGGGAGACTGGCCGTCCATGTCGGTCCCGCGATGCGGGCGGGCGTGATAGGCGGCGCACCAGCGGTCGCAGAACGCCTGAAAATCCTCCGGCGTCATGTCGGCCAGCTCCACTGTTGCGCCCTTCACGAACAGCCGGTCGCTGAATTGTTGGCGCGCGCGGAGCTGCTCGCGCTCGCCCACGTTGTGCCCGATGAAACCGGGGAGCATTTCGACGAGGTCGTGGGCGAACGTTCTGAAAAACCGTTCGATATGCGGCTTTTGCCACGGGGAAAACGGGGCGCTGGTCTGGTGTTCGATGCCCAGCGCCTGAAAAATCCGGGTCAGGTGATGGCCGACGTAATCCTGGCCGTTGTCGGTCTTGGCGCGCTCCGGCACGCCCCAGTCCAGCAGAACGCGGCGGGTCAGCGCGGCGATGGCGGCGGCCTTGGAGGTTTTGGTGACGTGGAGGGCGGCGCGGCGGCTGTACACGTCGATCACGCCGATCAGGGAATGCCGGCCACCGGCCAGCAGCAGGTCGGCGGGAGTGGAGTCGAACTGCCATTCCTGATTGAGGCGTTCGATGCCGGCGGAGGCGTCGCCCCAGCCCAGCATGTAGCGGTTTTTCCAGTCGTCGGGGTCGCGCAGGCGGGTGTACAGCTCGTCGTTTTCATCTTTCCAGCGGGATAGCCAGCGGCGCAGGGTCATGCGGCTGGGCATCGGACGATCATCGTACCGGGCGGCGAGCCATTCGGCGGCGAAACACGCGCGGACGTGGGGGGTTTCGACGATCAGCCCGCGCAAGGCGGCGGCGATTTCGGGTTGGGCGTCGATGACGCCGCAACCTTTCCGATTGCCGAATTTGCCGGCGACGCGGGCCAGGCCCAGGCGTTGAACCTGATCGCGCCAACGGTGGACGGTAGCCAGGCTGACGGTGGGCACGATGGCGCGGGCGTGGTCGGGAACGGTGATTTCCCCGGCGTTGTAGCGGACGACGGCGGCCATCAGCGCCTGCCCGGTCAGCCCCTGAAACGCTTCCAGCACCGCCAGCTTGGCGTTCAGCCGGTCGCGGGCCTTGCCGGCCAGCAGCGCGGCGGCGGCGTCGCCGTCGGCCTTGGCGACCGGGTCTAATTCCCTCGATTTCGGGGGGATTGGCGCGGGGATCGGAACATCAGAAGGAGGGGGCGCTTCACGCGCCAGCAGGGCGGCCTGGGCGGCGGGGGGAAGGGCGGTGTAGTGGTATTCGAGGCCGCCGCCCGATGCTTTTCTGATTCGCCCGTTCCAGCCCTGGCGCTTTGCCAGCTTGTCTATCCCGCGTTTTGTTGCGGGCAGACCTGGAAGTTCAAGACCGGCAATCTCGGTGGTGTTATACCATTCGTTCATATTGACTAGCCTCTAAAAGGGCTGCCATGACTTGGTTTGCGGTCGGTCCTTTCCATTGCCCGAGCAGCACCTTGCGGGCGCTCTGGCGGTGGATGCCGTGGGCGATGCACCACTTGTTTAAGGTGGTGCCTTGCCGCACGAATCCGGCGCGCACCTGGGCGTACAGGTCGGGGGATGGGGTGGGGTTGCGCTTCATCATGAAGATAGAATAGGAGCAAAAATGCGGGTTGTAAATAGCAATTATGCGCGCCGTTTTAGTTCCTACCTAGTTCCTACCTAGTCCCTACCTAGAGTGATGAAGATAGAACAAAATTTTGCGACAAAACGAGGTAACAAAATGAATGGAAAGGAAAAAGCATCAGGTAGGAACTCGGCAACAGGTAGGAACTTCAGTTCCTACCTATCCACAGGTAGGAACTCAACAGGTAGGAACTCGCATCGCAGAGATTGCCGACCTGTTTGGGGAGCGTAAAATTGCCGCTCAGTTCATGGGAGTCGATGCCGACACCTTGCGGCGCTGGATCAGCGGGGAAAGCAAAGCCCCATTTTTGCCGCTTGCCCGTCTTTGTCTGGCGGTAGGGCGTTCGCTTGACTGGCTTGCGATTGGCGAAGATGATGGACAGGCATCATTACCAGCACCGGTTGAAACGCACGAACAATCAGCAGATTACATCGCGAATGGAGTTGATCAGGGGATGCTAGCGCGGGCGATTGAGGCGGTGGATGAGGCGCTCGCCCTGGCGGGGAAGGAGGTTGGGATCGAACGGAAGGCGGGGATGGTGGCGGCGGTCTACGGCGCTCTCGCTCGCCCTGGCGGGGCGGCCGATCACGCGGAAATCATGCGGCTGATCCGGTCCATGCTGGGCTGATACTCATATATATATATGAGTGCCTGACGCAAACCATGTGATCACGTCATTTTGTCGTCGCAAATCCATGTGTGACTTTTGCTTTTGTGGCGTTGTAAGTCGTTGATTGCTGGACTTCGTTTTTTTTCCCTTTTCTTCCGTTAACGCAAAGCATGTGGTAACTAACACTGGCGCTTTTGACGTAGACCGGATCGTTGCCGACTCCAAGCCGACCGCCAG